GCCTCGTTGGGTGAAACTGTTCTGTTTTGTGAGCCTATTGCGGCTTCTTTGTTTTTGTTTGCTCTTGGCATTTTGTACACTCCTGTTTAAAATGTTTATAATACGATTATAACAGGAATGTGTTATGCGTCAACCTGGTAATTTTGACGTAAAAGTCGCAGTTTTACTAGGTTTTTTGCTCGTCCATCTTGCTCATAGCACGGGCAAGTCCGTATTTTGTGATATCCCCGGCAAATAACATGAGTTGTAGGGCCATTTTCTCCATGGTCACTAGGATTTTCTTCTTGTCAACGTAGTAAGGACAGTCAACAAATTCGTCTAACCACAGGTATGTCTGTGGTGTGAATATCACTTTCGCCGGAAACTTTATGTCATAGGTCTTGAGATCCAGTTTTTCCAGCATCTCCAAACCGGGTTTGGTCAATCGCAATGATCTGGCCTGGTAACTCTCACGTACATTCTGCCACCATGAGTAGTAGTTGTTTTTTATAGTCTCATCGTGTACTGGTTGTTCCAGCAGTTCCATGAAGGTACGGGTGTATGCAGTCTTGCGATCCATACAATTAATTATCTAGTGAATTTGTCGCCTGTTTTTAAAAGATAAACACCAAACTTGTCAGTGTTGTGTTGAGCATTTAGTTTTTTAGCCAAGTTTTCTGCGTGTCCTGGATTTGAGAATGACACTTTCTTGTATTTTGGTCCAGGGTAGTTGGCGACCAAACTTGAGGATTTCAAGTTGATTGGTTTGCCGTCATAAAACACCGCCCAGATTCCTTCTGCGGCCAGCACCTCGTCCATTTTGAAGGTACTTTTATTGCTGTGTTGCAACAGCACTGTGGGTTTTGGTCTGCTCATAGATTCACTCTTTACTATGTATATTTACCAAAATTTAAATCGTGTGTGAGTATTGGAAAGGTTTTAGGGTGTACCGTTGCTACCTATTGACGTTACTTTTTATCTGAGAAATTGCCGCCGTCCATTTCTATGTCTACGGTCTGTGCTTCTTTGGCTGTCTGGAGTGCTTGGATTATCTCTTCTTGGATTGTGACCATCCTTGTCATAACTTGCGCCAGGCTGTCTGCCAGTTGGTCTGCTTCTTTGGCAGGTATAATGATCTGTCTTTCGCCCTTTTGACGTAGGGTTCTGATTCTGCCTATGAGATCTTCTATGGGTCTAGTTTGTATCTTGGAATTGTTTGACTGCGTCATTTAATACCTGTTGCATTTCTAGTTTAGTTTTCATAGGTCCTTTGTACTTGTACCTAGTTAGTGTGATTATTTTTGGACAGTATGCCTTTCTCCACCCTTTCTCAAAACAGATTATGTAATAACCCGCACAAAATTGGCTTTTGCTCTTAGGTGTTTTTGTGTACACGGGTAATTGCTTCTGTACATCAAACATTGGATTGTAAGGGTGTTGTGAACATGGGTATCCATGCACATCAAAATTGTCGGTTTGTATTTCTTCTTCGGGCTTCTTCATATTTGATTCATCAAATATGCCAAATCCAAACTTTGTGAACAGGCTTTCCTGTGTGTGGAAAACTTGTCTGTCATTTTTGTCCTGTTTACTTAGGAATATCCATCCGTTGTCTGCTTGTTTCTGAAGGGTACCTAACTTTTGACCGTTCTGTTCAACTATCCAGAATTTGTCTTTAATCAAAGTTTTTGCTTTTATTTCCATAATATTATATTGTACATGTACAAAACACGTCTGTCAACATCAATTGTTAAATTATTTCATCTAGATTTTTCAAGTGCGGAACACCCATTTGTCTAAGTTTGTCCAATGCGTTTGCCCTTATCTGGTTCCATATTGTCGAACTCTTATCTACACTTTTTACTATTTCCGGCCAATTTTGGAAAAAATCACTTTTGTTTTTACCATAATTAATTTTTTTATGATTTGCTATCTTACTATAATATCTAATATTGTCTTCAAACTTTACTATTGCTATAAATTTATGAGGATTCAAAATCCTGTAAGTGCAAAGGGCATTAAAAAATATCAACATGCGGTTTGTAAAACTTAGTATTTCCTTTTTGACATCAAGTTTAATTTTATCATGTTTTGAATAATCATATTCGTCTTGATGAAACCATCCAATTTCATCACCTAAACAATGACTTGTAAAGTACCCTAACCAGTCGTCACGATAAAGGTAGAATATGTCTTGTCCGTCTATGGATGTATTTCTTTCGAGGGCCTTAAAGATTTTCTCTTGATCATTTCTATGTATTACATTACCTAGGTCAAGTTTAGAGTCTATTGTCGCATGGGGGTAAACATCTTTGTATACTGTTTTTAATATGCTTTGAAAAAACATCGTGCCTGCCCTAGCGACAGTTATAATTTGTGCTGATTTTTTAGATGGATTTATGTTTTTGTTTATATTACTTGGAATGTTAAGTAAAGTGCTTTCATATGTCCAACTCAAATCGGCATAGCAGTCTTTTTTATTTGTTGAACTAGACAGCATTTTGAAACAGAAATCATACTGCGAAACTATGCTATTTTTAACACTGTTGATATGTAGGGTGTCTGCTATTACTTTTTTTTGAATGTTGTATTTTTTTATGAAATCTGATACGAAATTGCGAATAAACTCTGCATTTTTATTCTCATTGTCTGTGTAGATTAATATTTTAACTGGATTATCTTGCATTCCTTAGGAGAGCTTTGCATTAAAAGGCTCAACATATAGTTGTGCCTGCTCACTAATCCTATTTAAATCGTACTTGCCACAGAACCTCATAAATCTGATTCCCACTTGATCTATACTTTTGTTCTCTGCCTTGGCCTGTGCAATCGTTTGATCAAGTTCTTCTATAATCGCTTCGGGTTGTGCATGTAGATCTACCAATGCTCTGTTTCTTTCGTAGTCTTCCATTACTCTGTGCTCATTGCCGTCATGATCAACCCATTTGCTTAACATCAGGTTGTTCCAAGTGTAGCCTTTTTCGTTCCGATCAGCGAATGCTTCTTGTAATCCGATCTTATTCTTTGTTCCTTTTGTACGAACACCCGGGTATGCACTGAATATGTTATCGCTTGGGTCACCTCTCATTGCCTTCTCAAACACAATCCATTCTGTGTCCGGTGCCGGCTTGGGTGCTTTTAATTTCTTATCTATTACAGGCTTGCCCGATTTAGCGTCAAACCAACCTTCGTGTGTAAGTGTGGTCTCGTTTACACCGTTGTACTGTTTAACACGTGGTGTGATCAACTGATTTAAATCTTTGTCTGTGCTTATGATAACATGTTGCTGGTCAGGATGTTTGTCTATCCATCTTGCTATCAGATCATCCGCTTCTGTTCTGCCGTTCCTTAGAACTGTCGCATTTGTTTTAGTTTTAACGAAGTCAACGAAGTCATCATAGACTTCCCAGAACACCTCGTTCTCTTCCTTCTCCTTCTCAGTCATGGCGTCTGCCATTTCCTTACGATTCCTCTTGTAAGGTGCATACATGTCTTTCCTGAATGATCTCCCTTCCAGACAGAATACAACATGCGTACCGTCAAAGTCCTGCCATGCCTTTTTGATTGAGTTCATCATGATGTGTATGGCCATTCCCACCTTCTCAGATGTGTCTCCTCTGATCACGTGTCTTGCCCTAAAGAATGTGTTGGCTGTGTCTACTAGGATGTGTGCCATTACGACACCTCTGTTTTGCCGTCATCTCTTCTGTTGATCTGCACGTAACCAGATCCAGTGACGTCTATGCCCTGTTCATTGCCGATAGTTTTACAAAGTGTTTGGAACCATCTGTCAACAATCTCTTCTTCAGTCTCACCTTCGTATCCACTCTGTTTCAACATATTAACAAATTCGTCATTCCAATCTAGTTCAAAGAAACCATTCCTTGGATTCTCAGGGTTTACGTTAAGATTGAGAACTTTTACAATTGGCTCTTCGCTCTTTTTCTTGCCTTTGCTTTTTGTGTTCTTTTTCTTGATAGTTGTCTTTGCTGTTTTCTTTACCTTCATAATATTATTATACCTTATTTTTACCTTTTAGTCTACTATTATGTGCCAATTGCATTACCAAATAGATA